TGCGATTCAATCAAGACTGGATATACAAGTGTTAGGTATTTCAATCCAGAAACTAACACACTAGATAGAGGTGACGAGAATGATTAAGAAATATTTAGAGGGTACGTTCTTAGAAATATATCGAGGACAAAAAGTTTGGCAGACTTATAGATTTGACAAAGGTTATGAGGGAGACAGTTACAAAGAATTCAGAAAAGAAGAATGTTATTTTTTATGGACTGCATTTCATTCTACAAATCCTCATGAAGATAGTCGGGATATAAATAACCTTATTCCGATTATCGACATAAGCGAGACTGGATATCATAGTAGTATTATGACATCTATAACTTTGGAATTGCCAGAACGTCTGGATTATATGCACGGGTATATGATTAAAAAGTTATCTATTCATAACATAGAAATTATGAAAGAAAGATTACCAAGTTATAATCTATGGCATAAGAACCACAACAAAACAGAAACATCTGGACAACAAGATTTATTATTAATATAGGAGTGACTATGAGAAAACATGATATAGAAGAGTACGGTTCATTAGACCCACATACTTTGTATGTTGTATCTAAATGGATTGATAACAATAAACCAGAAACAGTAAGAAAAAAAATATCTGAAGCTATGAATGTTACGGGTTATTTATTGGAACGACACTATGAGGAGAATATAAATGGGAAGAGTTAAAGACTTGCTAATAGATGAAATGGAAAATAAACAAATAGATCAAGAGATTAAACCAAATGATTTTTCTAATTTTCATAAGAACAATCTAAAAGTATTTGCTTTGATTGTTAGGTACGCAGATGAATCTGCTAAGAAACGCAACAGATATTCGATTGAGGATATTCTGAGTATCATCAGGTGGCATAGAGATGAGGATACTGTTGGAGATATATTTAAATTAAACAACAACTACAAAGCGTACTATGGTAGAATGTATATGCAGTACAGAAACAAACCTAAATTTTTCGAGACACGTAATAGTCTTGCTGACGGCTATGACTTTACTGCTGATATAGAAGTTTATGAAAACTACGTGGAGGTATACAGAACATACGAACTGTAAGTCTGAGGAGTAAGGTACTATTACTCAGCATGTATGGGATAGATAGGTTTCTATGGCTAGTTTTCCTGTCTATCCTTAATGAATTCTATACAGGGTGTATAGAAATAACGAGATGTTATATACCCATGTACTGACATACGTGGGTGTACATCTGGAGCAACTATGAAAATTGATAGAGTAATTATGACGGAAGATTGGCAACCAACCGACAGAATAAAACAAGAGTGCGAAGAAAGATTCGGACAGGAGATAGAAATTGAACATGAAGTCGAACAATTTAAAGACTATTACCTCTCAACTGGAGGAGCTTACGCTAACTGGAATGTCAAATTCAGAGCGTGGTGCAGACAGAATGCAAAGTGGAATAGAGAAAGAAATACTAGAATTAATACCGAAACTGTTTCGGAACAAAGAAACCGTATGTCTGGAATCATTGACCAGAGAAATGGAAAAACAAATACAGAAGAGAAGCATAATAAAATTAGAATACAACGCAAACATATCAAAAGTGTTTCATGAAATGAAGAAACTACTAACTGATAAATCAGACGGACATATTGCTTTGTGTTTACAGACTGTCGCTGAGACATTTCAAGTAAAGATACCTACGGATTTAGGATTGCATATGTACTTCGAGGTCTTGAATAAATATCCAAACTTTATTATGTCTGATGTTATGAGAGATGTTGTAGCTAATTATAAATATGCAAGGTTACCTATACCAAGTGAGTTCGTACAAAAGTGTGAACCAATACATAAACAACATAGCTCATGGTACATATCTAAATTGCAGATTGTCTGCACATATGAGAATCATCTGGTCAATGGGTTTCCAGAAAATAAATATTTAAAGGAGTATAACAATGGATAGAACAAAAGGCATAGGCGGGTCAGACGCTAACAAAATTTATAATGGCGACTGGCTTGACTTAAACAGAATCAAACGTGGCATAGCTGAACCTGAAGATTTGTCATGGGTTGTACCCGTACAGATTGGTATCGCTACAGAAAAACTAAACCTAGATTTTATGGCACATGATTTAGGAGTTACATACAAACAATCAATTGATCTTCCACAGCATGAGTTTATGACTGGACAAATGGACGCCATAACATCTGGCGGAATACCTGTTGAGTGTAAACATACTCATGATAGGCGTGATATTTATTCTATTGCAGAACAATATCATGCACAACTGAATCACTACATGATGTTATTTAATTACATGATAGAAAAAGGTACACATCCTTTGGCTAAATGGTGTAAGAAAATTGACTACATGATATTAAGTGTAATCTTTGGTAATGCAAAACATGAATCAATGACAGTAGATATTGATACTGCATTTTGTAATGAGCTTTACAAAAGAGAAAAAGCTTTTTGGTACTACGTAGAAAAAGATGAAGACCCAACAGGATTTGATATCTTTGATGACAAGACACCAAAAAATATTATATTGAATGGCATGAGAACTATTGACTATACAGAAAATAAACAATGGGAATCAGTAGCTAAAGAATATAAAAAGTGTAAGCAGCGTGTAAAAGAAATAGAACTTAGCACACCAGAGTACAGAAAAACAAAAGAACTCAACGATGAGCTAAAGTCTATGATTGAAAACGATGTAAGGAAAGTAACTGGTCATGGTATATCAGCTACTAGAAACAAAAGAAACTCAATAGTGATAACTATTGATAAATAAATGTTAGGAGTATAATAATATGAGTAATCAAAATATTGAAAATATCATACTTGAACAGGTCAATCAACTGATAGATCAAGTAGACGCAAAAAGAAAAAGTAGTGGCGTTGACTTTCGTGGAAAGAAATATTCTATGGTTGTCGATAGAATAGCAACTTTTAGAAAATCATTTGGTTGGGAGTATGGTATTGAAACCAGAGTAGTTTCAGAACTAACTGGTGAAAACATGGTGGCTGTTGGTTGTTATGTCAAAAACTCAGAGGGTAGAATTGTTGGTAGTGGTCTTGCTTATGAGCATAAAGATAACGGACCTGTAAACAAAACATCAGCATTAGAAAACTGCGAGACATCAGCAATAGGTAGAGCGTTAGCTTCTATGGGATTAGCTGGTGGAGAGTATGCTTCTGGAGATGAAATAAATTTAATAGATGAAAAAGACAATGCTCTTTGGAAAGATGAGTTTCCACTTGGACTAATGAGTGTACTTACATCTATTGAAGTTATGGATGATGAGGAGTTTATGAGGTTTATGAATGACGGACAACAAAAGAAGTGGATATGCAAATATTTAGGAGAGCAAGAAATTGAACACCTTGTAAATATTGTAGATACAAAAAAAGAAGAAATAATTAAACAACAGGAGAAAAAATGAAGGAACAAAAAGAAGTGATGATAGCACATGTAGTCAAGCCGAATGAAAAATTCTATAGAGTAACTAGAATCTCAGAGGTAACGGCTACTGATGAATACATAGTCAAAGCAGAAGACGAGGAAGAAGCTGAGTATATAGCTGAAAGCCAGAACGCTAGTCCAAGGTATTACTGCAAACAAATAAAAGATGAAGAGATAGAATACAATGGCGATTCTGATTGGGCAGTAGTAGAAATAAAACAGGAGAAAAACAAATGAGCTACGCTAAAATAATATTGAGTGGAAACATGGGCAAAGGTGCCGAGTTTAAAGAAACTAAATCAGGTACTGGTTATCTAAAGTTTAGTATTGCAGTCAATCAATGGGACAGTAGTGCTAAAGAAGAGAAACCCTCATGGTTTAATTGTCAAATGTGGGACAACAAACAAGGTAATAGACTTGATAGAATCAGACCCTATCTGGAGGGCGAATCTAACAAAGGTAAGAAACTTGTAATAGACGGAACACCTAGTATCTGGCAAGACAAAGAGGGTAATAACGTATTGACTGTCAAAGTAATTGAAATAGATTTTGGTCCAAAAGATCAAACTAAAGAAGTCAAACAAGTTACTGAAAGTATCAATGAAGTATTTAATGGAGAGGAGCCACCGTTCTAATGATAGAAATTAATGGAAAATGGCTTACGGAAAATCAAAACAAAGTATTGCTATTTGTTAATGAATACATTGACAAGCACGGCTT